GCTAGCGGCTCCAGTAGCTGCACTAAGCTGTACGGGTGCCGGTGTAGTTTGTCCGGTAGCTCCGCCTACAAAGACTTGCCATGGATTGGCTCCCAGAGACGCCATTTCTGCCGGAGTTAAAACCCTGTTCCAGGCCAGCACTAAAAATGCAGTTGACTTAAGAAATTCGGTAGTTTGACCTCGACCAATATCGTAAGTGGCATTAGTCCATACAAAGCTTGCACTAGAAAGATTTACATTAACAGGATTGCCGTTTTTGTAGGTTTGCACAACATTCGCAGCCCACGAATAACCTGCCTGGAGAATCTCATTGGGTGCGGCAGTAAAGCCAACAAAGTTAAGTCCCGCCTGCCCTGTCGTATCAATGCCCAAAACACCACCTTGTGCCGTGGAGTAATAGGTATAAAATGCAAGATTATTGCCGCTTGAACTAGCACTCTGGAAACTGACCGTGCTTGCGCCTTTTTTCATCAAAATCAGCTGCGTATGGCTGCCGGTTTGAGTAGGAAAGCCAATATTTCCATAACCAAAATAGCCGGCATCGAAAGTTATGCCGTTCATGCCATCGGTAGTGACAGGAACCGGCGCGGTTCCATTTACTGTTGGCGTGTTTCCGCTGACAATATTCTTAAGAACATTGCCAACAGGATGCCCGCACATAACAAGCCCGGTTGTGATCGGGTTGCTTGTGTCTATCTGGGCATTATCGCCGGGCTGGGTTGTGGCTGATGCCATATTTAGCTGTGTGCCGCTATTTATCTACTATCTGTTGACAAAGAAGGGCGTAAGGTAGCTCACAGAAAAAGTCCCTGCTGTGACAGTCACATTCCCGCCAAAGTCCAGAAACGCAAACAACAAGTCAGTTGCCGCACTACCCACATTCTTATAAATAATGGCTCCCGCCGCGGTGAACGTGGCTGCTGTCCAACCATTGGTTAAATTAGTCCAGGTTACAGGTTGCCGGTTGTTGACCGTATCAACTGCATCGAGTGTAAAAGGCTGGTTAATGCCGCCCAACGTGTAGCCCGTGCCGGTGATTTCATTGGTTACATTGGCGCGGGTCGTCCAAGCGTCCAGATTTGCTTCAGACGGCACACTGGATACCAGCATCGTCTTGAATGTGTTGACATCAAAGTCGATGTCTCCTTTGGCAAATAGGGTGGTCAGGTTTAAAAAATTGGCTGAAGCCATGATTATTATCCTTTTGGTGATAGTTTGATTGATTCACCGCCGGGCATTGACAGCTCCATTGGTGCTTTTAGTAAATCGATTAATTGCTGGAATTTCAACTCTTTCTCTTCTTTTTCCAGACGCTCTTCTTCCTTATCGTCCTCCTCTTCCTTATCGTCCTCCTCTTCCATGTCTTTTTGTTCCCTGGCCGGATCAAGCCGATCCAGAGTATCCATAAAGTGCAGGCGCTTTGACTGCTCCATGTTCTGAGCTATTTCCAATGCTTGCGCTTCTGCTCTCCGGGCATCACTCAGTATTTTTTGAGTTTCCGCCTCAAGCTGCTTGGCTTCTCCCAAAGTTTTGAATGTTTGCGCTTTAAGATTCTCGGCTTTAGCAGACTCAGCCTGTGCTGACGCTTCCAGAAATTGAGTGTTTGCTTGCTGTTCCGGCGTTGGCTGCGGTAACTCTTGCCCTTGCTTCGCTGCATCCATATTCGCTTGTTCTTCTTCAGTGGGCTTGATAGCGCCCATCGAAATAAGCTTATTACGAAAGTAAGGCCGCACTTCAGACATGCCCTCTCCTTCACTATTCGCTAAAATCATACTGCCAAGAATAGCTTGTGTTTCCGGGTCTGAAATAGTCGGCAACAAGGAAATCAAGCCTTTCTCGGTAGCCGCTCTTTTTGATGCAGAAGTGGGCCCCACTTCGACTACAACATCATAAGCGGGTAAGTTGGAAAAGTCATTTTCAATAACCGGCTGTCCTGTTTTCTTGTCTCTTGACGGCCTCATCAGTTCTATCTGTTCGGGCATACCGGCTTCATTAATGCCTTTCATCTTGCGTCCGGGCTCAATATAAAGCTCCTTCGCCATTTCCAGCCAAACAGTGCCGCACCAGCGCAAGGTGATCTCAAGATTGCTCATGTAGCCCGATGTCTGCATGTCGATCTTAGCTTGAGTAAGTTCGATAGCAAGCCCGGAGGTATTGGCATTTACCATCTCTCCATTTTGCTGATTTCCCAGTAAATCGTTTAAGTCCTGGTTTGTAAGCTGAAGCAAGGCGGCCATAGCGGGCGGTAGTTCGGGCGCTTTGGTACTGCCTATCTGGCCTGAAGGGATAATATTTCCTGTTTGATCAAGCACGGGATTTATAAGCAAGTATGGGAAGTTCTCAATGTTATCGGTAGCCCATCTGGATTCTTGCCCAACCACTTGTTCCGGGAAGAATATAGGCTTTTCTATGCTCGACAGTGCGCTGATTTCTGCCAGTTTTGAGGTCTGCATATTGAGCAAGCGCTGGGAGTCTTTTATGATTCGTATATGCCCGGATGCTCGCTCGACATTATTGATAAAACTACGCGCGCCATAATTTATGAAGATCGGGATATATTTTCCAGCTATGTAGCCTGCATCTTCAATGATCTGTGATCCGCTCATCAAATATTTATGTACACGCTGTTTCTTCACTTTTTTATTGCGCAACTCCGTGTAGCCGGTTGCCTCAAGTTCAGCAATAAACTCCGGATCGGTAAATTCTTCATGGCTTATTTTCTTTTCATCACCGGCCAAGCCGCCAAACCAATGCACTATTTCCTGAGTCACTTCCAGCATGTAATATTCTGCTATATAAACTACATCCGGCGTGTACCAATCAAAGTAGCTTTGAAGTTCATTTTTGGGCCATGAAGCAGGGTCGTCGTCATATTTTTCCTCATAATCCTTACGCGGTATTGAATAAACTACCCAACATTTCGTCGCATCCGACTTATCTTGCCGCTTGGCTCCAAGATCGAAGTATACTGAAGTATCCGCATCGACTATCGGTTCAAATCTAATCTTTTGCTGCTCATTATCCTCATCGAATTCATCATCATATTGTGCTCTAAGCCGCCACGCACCGATTCCTCCCGTGACTGAATCCAAAAAGGTATTATCGATATAATCCGATCCGCTGGCTTTTTCATCAGCACGATAAAGAGAGTTAAGCTTGTCGCTTTCATCACTGGTTGAGCCATCCGCTGGAATAAATAGAACAGATATTCTATTAGCCCGGTATTCATTGTTGATTCGAGAGATAGCCAAGCGGCCTTTATTGATTTCAAGCCTTGGCTTATTGGCGAACTGTGCTGAATTCCACGATTCCCACTGAGCACCGGCAATCCAGCAAAAGCGCCTGTCTTGCAGGCATTGTTGCCTTTCTTCATAAAGCACTTCTTGAATATTATCGAATTCTATCAGCGCTTTTTCGTGAATTTCACGAAGTGATTTTGTTTGTCTCATCTTGTTTTCTGGTTCCAGTGGTGGACATTCGGATTAGCCAATGCGGGCGTTGTATTCCTTACTATTCTTATGGGAAATAAGGTATTCAGACAATATCCCAGAGAATCGGTGGCATCGTCGAAAGACGGGTGCTTATCGCTTTTTTCCGGCTCTCCTGCTGCATTATAACCCTGACTTTCCAGCGCTTCCGTAAGTCTTGGGCAGGCAATGGTATTTATCTTAAACTTGCTCTTGGATAAAAGCGAATTTACAGCATTAATCCTATCCCTCACGGCCGGATTAGCCGCTGGTGCCTTAATCAAAAACCCTGCGTTCCTGATCGCACTAATGCTCGATTGAGGCGCATTTGCTGAGCGATTACCACCAGAAGCGTCCGGGTAAACTGTGATATTCCTGCCGCTATACCTGCCCAGCGCAATGATAAAAGCATCGGTGTCATAGCTGCTGAATTCTTCGACTATGACAGGATATAAGCCGTTGCCATCGTCATCCAGAACAGCTACACAGGCTACGCAAGCTCCGATATTAAAGTCCAGGCCAATATGAATATGAGTATCTGAATCTTTAAGCGCCCGGCTGGTATGATGATCGTTGCGGTTGAAATAATGATAAATCTTGTCACGAGATAGCGAAACAAAATCGCCATCTATATAAGCGCTGGCTAAAATAGGATCATAATTAGCAAGAAGTTGATCAATATAACCAGGAGGCAAATATGGATTACTGCTAGTTGCTGCTTTAAAGAGCTTATATCCCGGCTGTGGATTCTTGCCCCATTTCTCATAAAAGAAGCCTGACATACCGAAATCAGGCGTACTTACCATGCTTATAGTGTTTTCTACTCCTTTAATTTTTTGCCGGGTTCGCTCTGATACTTTGCGCCATACAATCTCGGCTTTGTGCTTTGGCAAGGTGTCAAGTTCATCGACAATGGAGTGAGCGACTTCAAAAGACACGATGTTGACAGGATTGTCATAGCTTCTGAACACAATGAAGCCATGACCTTCTATCTGAATTATCTTTTCACTTTTTGAGAAGGTATATTGCAAGCCAATCATTTCAAGCGCCTGCATCATTCCCGGTATTGCTCTGAGATTAAGCAAATCGAACGATGGCATAAAATACGCTCCATTCGCACCCTTTCTTTTAAGCATAAGTAGCAGTAAGCGCCATGTTCCTGCATATGATTTTCCTGAGCCAAGCCCCGCACAAAAGCCGCAAAACTGGCTTTCGCTCATAACAAAATCACGTTGCGGCCGGGTTAGTGCAATATCAATTATCAAGTTCGCCCTGGTCTTCAAGCGCCTGCATGGCATCGATAATCCGAATGGTGTTAGCCTCCTGAGGCTGTTCTATCTTCAGCTCTACCGACTTTAGTGTCGGGATCGTGCGTTCAAGAATAATGCGGCAAGCGAACAAATCCCCTTCCAGAGCCTGCTTAATCACTACGTCCAAAATCGCTTTTACATCTTTCTGGCTAATCATCCGGCGCAATTTTTCAGCCGATGTTGCATATGGACTTCGCTTATTCCTGATTGCCTTGCCGATTTCTTCGCTCATTACACCCCCTCATTTCAAAAGTGATACTTAAGTATCACATTTTGTGAACTAACTTTGGTTAGTCCAATTCAATTGATACTGATCAGTCATAATTTTAATCGTAGGGCTTCGATTTCTAGTAAGGTTACTACTATTACTAAATAAACTAGAAATCGCCTAGGATCGCAAATTTGAGGCCTTCCTGAGTGGTTTTCGCCGTCAATAGAGAACACTAAGAAAAGAAATATCCA